ATTAATAAACAATTTTTATGAAAGATCAAGACAAAAAACGATTGGTAGTTCCACAAGAAAGACACGAATTAACTCCACAAGGTAAAAAATATACAACTCTTGTGATGGTTAATGTAAGAGAATGTGGACTTGATTATATGTTTCATAAACATCTTATAGTTGATTATCAACATAAAGCAGGAATAAAATTTAGACAAATATTTGAATCAAGTGCTATTGGAGGTATGAAAGGCAGGGATTTAGGTGCATTTATTATAAGTGGTGCTAAAGATAAAGTTTCTTATGGTGCTTTACATAACATTGAACAGTTGGTAGAAATACATAAAGTCTTAGGAAATAAAGGTTTTGAGATTGCTTCTTATATTTGTGGTCAGGATTATTCATTAAAACAAACAAGAAACATTTTACATATTGATCAAAGGTATATGGGAAGTAGATTAAGAGAAGTGTTAGACGACTTATCAAGACATTTTGGTTTCTTTAAACAAAAATTTTATTGATTTATGCGTACACCTATGATAAGGGATAAATCATAATGAGATAAGTGACAAAAAAAAACCCCACCACCAAATTAATGATGATGGGGCGAGAGAGTTATTAAGATGCGTATCTATTTTTAAACAACTTAGACATGTTTTGATTTGATTCAATTTTATTATTTGGTTGTAAATCTTGAATATAACTTACACCAGCTTGTGCCAAAGCACTAGCTTTAAAGATAGTTTCTGGTCTTTCCTTAATTCTATCTTTCCAAATATTTAAGTATTGAATTGCGTGAGGAGTAGGCTCCATTGTAATACCTAACATACAACATTGGATAGCAGAACCTATTTCAGCAACCAATTCTTCAAAAGCATATTTCTCTTTTGAATCAAAGTTTTCAAAATATTTAGCTTTATACTTCTCATCTCTATTACATCTTGACTTATGTCCAGTCCAGTGTGTTAGTTCATGAAGTAAAGTAGCATAAAAGTTTTGAGTAGCAGAAGAACTATCATTACTATTAAATTGTTCTTTAGATACCATTCCAATATAGTCTTGGCTTGGCACATAATAACAACTATTTTTTAGAAATAAAGTTTCTGATGAATACTTAATAGTAGCACCAGTATTTTTTACATACTGCTCTACATCAAGTAAAGTTTCAGAACCCTCTGCTTCAACTTCTTTATGATCTTCTAATCCAGTAGTTTGGTCTAGATTAAAAACAAAATAACTTCTCATTAAGTTATATTGAACTTTAACTGCACCATCTGATGTATCAGGAGTTTCATTAGTTCTAGCATTTCTGTATAAAGCAGGTTGCATGTAAATAACTTGTGTACCTTTTGCACCTTTATTTACTTTACCACCTTTTGATGATATTTGTTTAAATGTACCAAATATATCAGAAGTAAAACCACATTCTTCTTTAGCAATCCATAGAGCAATAGTATTTATTCCTCTATAACATTTACCTGAAGAAAGGTTTTTAGGCATCCCTAAAGATGCCCAAGGTTTCAACCAGTCTTTACCATGTTGATCAATTTGACTGATAACTTTATCAACGATTTTTTGCATCATGATTTGTTTTGACATTATAATATACCTTCCATTCTGAAATCAACGATTGGTGTAAAGTCATAAGCGAACTCAGTAGTACCGATTTCTGACATTTTAACATAACAATCATTCTTTTTTCTATTATCAAAAAAAGTTTGTAATGTAGTTTTAAGATTATTTGCAAGTTTCTTATCTATTGAAGAATTAAACTTAACAAATAAAGTACCACAGACGATAGTAAATTCAGTAGCACTTTCTGCTTCTGCAATTTTCATAATGTCTTTTTTAAGTTTAGTATTTTTCATGTTATCTCCTTTTTTAGTTATTGTTTTCGTTTTCATAATTAGAATTATAATCATTTTTAGAGAAATTAAAAGTAAAATAATAGAAATTATTAATTTTTATTAGTTAAATAAGTCAGTAAAATAGCGACTTTTTAACCATAACTCATAGATATTAATTAATTTCGTAATAAAAGTTAGTTTTTAGTGTTATTTTCTATTAATAATCATTATATATAGTGCATTAATAATTTTTTTCGGTTATAAAAAAGGAATGATTAAACGAATATTATTATTGATAAACCATACATCTTCTAAACTACAAGTATGGAGTTGGCAGAAATTATGGAGTAATAGAAAAAAAGGTTATGGATACAGAAAATAACGAAGTAGGCAGACCACCTTATATAAAAAAAGAAGATGATGCTAAATTAGTTGAAGCATTAACGATAGCTGGGGTAACACAAACTCTGATAGCACAGATAGTAAAAATTAGTGAACCTACTTTAAGAAAAAATTTTAGAAAAGAATTAGATACAAGTAAAGCCAGAGCAAATGCAGTTATATCACAAGCCTTGTTTAAAAAAGCAAAAGATGGTAATGTGGTTGCACAGATATTCTGGTTAAAGACACAAGCAGGTTGGAAAGAAAAAAATTATCATGAACTTACAGGAAAAGACGGAGATAAATTATTCGGAGAGGAAAGACAGCTTATTGAAATCCGAAAAGTTTTTGACGAGATTAACTTCACCAAACCAAAAGATATTATTGAAGCATCTGAATTGGTGCAAGACAGCACGACAGAAACAAATAACTCCTAAAGGAGATTGGAATGTTTGGTTAATACTTGCTGGTAGAGGTTGGGGTAAGACTAGAACAGGTGCACAAGATATTGCATTTTATGGATTGACTAGACCTAATTCTAGGATAGCGATAGTAACTCCAACATTTGGAGATGGTCGTGATACTTGTATAGAGGGAGTATCTGGTTTGTTAGGTTGTATTGATACAGATAATATTGAAAACTGGAATAGAAGTATTGGAGAACTTACTCTTAAGAATGGAACTATCTATAAAACTTTTTCTGCTGAACAACCAGACAGATTAAGAGGTCCTCAATTTCACAGAGCATGGTGTGATGAATTAGGAAGTTGGAAGAACGCAGAAGCATGGGATCAATTATTATTTGGATTAAGACTTGGCGACAAGCCACAAGTAATAATAACAACAACACCCAAGCCAACAGATTTAATAAAAGAATTAGTAATTAATAAAGATTCTCTTGTAACGAGAGGTAGCACTTTTGAGAATAAGGATAATCTTGCAGAGTCCGCAGTTAAAAAGTTAAAAGAAAAGTATGAAGGAACTCGGCTGGGCAGACAAGAATTATTCGCTGAAATTTTAGAAGATGTTGAGGGTGCTTTATGGAATCGTAATATGATTAGTAAAGCACTCATTAAATCAACAGATATAATACCAAACTTTACAAGAACAGTAGTTGCTATTGATCCAGCAGTTACTAGCAAAAAAAATTCTGATGAAACTGGAATAGTTGTTTGTGCTAAAGGTACTGATGAAAAATTTTATGTTATTGATGATGTGACTGGTAGATACACACCTGATCAATGGGCAAAGATGGCAGTTGAAACTTATTATAAATATGAAGCAGATAAAATCATAGCCGAAGTAAATAATGGTGGAGATTTAGTTGAAAGAGTGATAAGGACTATTGATAACAACATAAGTTATGGAAGTGTAAGAGCAACCAAAGGTAAGTATTTAAGAGCAGAACCAATATCAGCATTATATGAACAAAACAGAGTTAAGCATTTAAAACCATTTCAGTTTTTAGAAGATCAAATGGCAAATTATAATCCCACTACTTTCACAGGTTCGCCTGACCGATTAGATGCGTTAGTATGGGGAATAACAGAACTGTCACAAAGGACAGGCAAAGTTAATTGGAGAATTAGTTAATGGCAATTTATGACAATATAAAAAATATTTTTAAAACAAAAGAACAACCAAAGGTGCAGAAAAAAGAAGCACCCATAGTTTATTATAATTCATTAGGATATGATTCAGTACCTAAAATTTCTTATGAAGATTTAGCAACTGATGGTTATTCTGAAAATGCTATCGTTTATAGATGCGTAAATGAAATAGCAAATAATGCTTCAAGAGTTAAAATTAATTTATTTAGAGGAGATCAAGAAGTTGATAAC